TTGCAGAGCTAAAGCAAATTGCGGAAGACTTTGCAGTAGACGTAACAGACCAAAAAGGCAAAAAAGATATTATAGCTGCATTAGCAGAAGAAGGCGTAACTTGGGCTATTTATAAGAAGGCCAAAGGAATACAGGAAGAAGAAGAAATGAATGCCACTGTAACAAAGAAAACAGAAACTAAAACAATTAAGCAAGAAGACATGGTATTGGTAAAGATGACTAGAGCAAATTTTAGTTATGAAATTATGGGACATAGATTTACTAAGGATCACCCATTTGTTGCTATGGACAAAGATACAGCCCAAGCAATTTTTGATAAGGAGGAAGGCTTTGTTATGGCAACTCCAGCAGAAGTGCAGGAGTTCTACAACTAAGCCAATTAAATGGCAGAGATATACATAAATACTAATTCCCCAATTACTCATAGAGTATTTTGGCAGGGAGAAATAACAGCATCAGATTCAGTTCCAACTGTAAAAGTATACGATGTAACCTCTGACGCAACCATCAGCCCAGCAATTAACCCAAGCACATTGCTAACTACCCTAACTTCTACAGCATCAGAAACAGATACTGGAAGTTACTATGTAAGCCTTCCATTGAGTTATACTCAAAGACAAAGAAAATTTAAGTTGGTTTGGGAGTATGCAGTAAGCTCAAATGCTGTTGCCCATACTTCATATGTTGATATCACAACCCCATATACAAATATTTATGAGGCTATGAATGAACTTAATTTTGGAGTAGACCCAAGCGATCCAAACTATAAGACATACGAAGATGTTAAGCGGGCAGAAAGATTTGCTCGTAAATTAATAGAAGATTATACAGGACAAGACTTCTTTACATATGACGATGTAGAAGTAGTTTTTGGAAATGACTCAGATATTCTTCCGCTCCCATATAGAATTACTGATATTCATAAACTATACCATAATGATATTTTGTTAGTAGATAATCTTGCCAGCCCAGTTGTTAATAATTGGCTGTACGAGCCGATTATCTCAGAAACAAATTTTGGAATAAGAATTGATAGAACTGGACTTCTTGACAATACTGTATATATTGCAAATGGAATGGTTCCTCCATCAATTAACGATACATACGATGGAATGGCCTTTTCAAGAAATGTAAGATATAGAGTTGAAGGAAGATATGGTTGGGAGGAAGTTCCAAATAATGTTCAACTAGCATGTATGGAATTAATGAAAGATTACTTTGCTAAAGATACTGTTTGGAGAAATAAATACGTAAAGAACATACAGACATTTGATTGGCAGTTTGAATATTCTGGTGATGCATATACAGGAACTGGAAATCAATTGGCAGATAAATTACTTGGTGCATATGTTCTAACACAAATGGTCGTGTTCTAAATGTTGGATCTAGTAGATTCAGTATTATCCATGAAGATGGATATCTATAGACAGCTAGATTTACAAAATCCTGATACTGGCGCTATAGTAAAAGAATGGATATATTATAAAACCGTAGACTGCTCAGCAAAAGGAGTTATTAGCAACTCTTCATCTACCCGCACAAACAGCATTCAGTCGTTTGGAACAAAGTATACAAATGAAGAAATACTTCAGGTAAGAACTGCTGGTAGATTAACATTTAGAGAGAAGATTACAAATATCCGTGATTCAAAAAATAACCCAATTTGGGTTGAATTAAATTATCCAACAGAAACTCCAACAGTATTTGAAGTCATAGGAAGCACACCAGTGACAGATGGATTCGGTAGAGTAATAGCATACAACTCAGTAATAAAGAGATCGGAGAATCAGAACATTGGACTATAGTATTCCATTAGTACAAGCATCTAGCGGACTAAGGTCTTTGATGACCCAATCCAAAGGTAAAGTATTGGAAGAAAGTTTAGTTGCCCAAGTATCTGCTTATGTATATTATAACGCCCAAGTAATAAGCAAATTGTCTGCAAATGCAGCATTTAAAAATAAATTTAGAGAAGTTATATTTAATCAGATAGATAAAGATTTTGGCGAATTTATAGATTCTCAAGCTAGGGTAAAACCAAGATCATTGCATCATGTCTACGAGTGGCGGCAGGTCGGAGACAGCTCAGCAAGACTATTTAAATTAAATAAGTTTAATGAAGACGGACTTGGATTCTCTGTTTCATATGAATTCATGCCTTCTAAAACATTTGCATCAGCAGAAGGAAATCGTAGACACGTATTTGTAAATAAGGCGTCTGTGATGGAAGCTGGAATGCCCCTTAAAATTGCTCCACGCCATTCTAAGCGCCTTGTATTCGAAACCAATGGTTATACAGTGTTCATGCCAGAAGGGGCCTCTGTGACCGTTAAAAGGCCAGGAGGAGTTGGAGTTAAAAATTCATTTATGATGACATATTCTAGATTCTTTAAATCTAATCTAGTTAATATATCAATTAGAAATTCAGGCTTCCAACAACTATTTAATAATTCTATGACCAGAGCTTTAAAACTTCCAGCAGAAATTAAAACTGTTAAATATTCATTTAATCCTAATACTATATCAATTCAAGCAGATGCAGCTTTATCTGCAGCATTCGGAGGAGCCCTATAATGCCAGTTAATTATAAAATAGATGCAATGCTTGAGCTTCGTAAATATTTATGGAACAAATTGCAGGCGGCAGGCATATTCGATCCAGACATTTATTGGAGCGACAATATAGCGGAAAACCTAGTGCCAATATTCCCAGTACAGCAACAGCCAGAAATGAATCAATTTTTGAGCGGGAAGAAGCATATAATCTATGACAAGATAGGCGTATCCTATGATACCCTTTGGTTAATATGCAATGAGCAAATCCTATTTACCATCTATTCAACAGATGTCTCTGAGATAAATGAGATTAGAAATTTCTTCATAGATGAATTCCGTAGAATGGATGAGTCTGCAAAAGATGTAAATCTACTTCCTGGAATTAATTCAAATACCTTTAAGTTCCATAGCATCTATGTAGCCGATATGTCCCCTACCGCTCCCTCAGAGGAGCTACAGGGATTCTTTTCGGCAGATGTAATTCTTGAGATGAAATATTCCAGAAACACAGACTCTACTGGTAGATATATATAATAGTTTGCCTTTTGACCCCCTATGGCCTAAAATTAGACATAGAGGAAAGAGGAAAGGGCCTAGCCAGCCTAACAATTAATTTTTACAATTAGGAGGTAGAAACAATGGCATTTAATAATGCTAAGAACATTATCGTCGGTGCAGCTCCAGTTTACATTTCTGTAAAGGATTCGACAGACCCAACATATACTGAAAATCTTCTTGATGCAGGTACTATTACGTTGGCTGCTCGTACTTCTGCAGCAACAACTTTAAACAGCGCAGCATCCGTACGTAACGTAGGTTTTACAAATAATGGTCTTCAAATTACTTACAACCCAACATACGAAGATGTTACCGTAGACCAGTTGCTTGACGCAGCTAAGTTGTTCAAGTCTGCTATGCAGGTCATGATTATGACTGAAATGACAGAAGGAACACTACAGAACGTTCTAACAGTATTTGGACAAGGTACTTCTACTCTAACTAAGAACGGATCTGCGTCAACAGACAACTACCCAACAAAGGGTGCAACAAGCGCTGACGATAGAGATCTTACTCTTGGTCTAGAGGCAGGTGCTCTCGGTATTGCTCCGACAGAGCGTCAGCTATTTGCAGTTGGACAAGCTCCAACACTCGCAAAGTCTAGCTCAACCGAAGTATCAGCAACAACTGAGCGTGTTTATTATGCTCGCCGTGTTCTCTCTGTTCAACAGAGCCAGTTCACACTTGCACGTAACACCCCAACTACATTCCCAGTGACTTTCCGTCTTCTTCCAGACGCCAACTATGTTGGATCGGAATACGGTAAGATTATTGACCGAGTATTGGCTTAATTTAATTTAGGCTATTAGCAAAACCCCCATTTTTATGGGGGTTTTGTGCTTGTATTAATAATATGCATTTGTTATAATGTTTATAACTATCCAAGGAGGATAAATTGGCTACTACAGTATACGACGTAGAAGAAATTAAATTACAGAACGGCGCAACAGTTCAGTTGAAGCCGCTATCAATTAAACAGTTGAGAAAATTCATGGCAGCCATGAATAAGGCTCAAGAATCAACAACAGAAAATGAATCATTAAGCGTGTTGATCGACGCTTGTGCTATTGCTTTGGAACTACAACTTCCAGACTTAGTAAAAGATCGTGACGCTTTGGAAGAGGCTCTAGATGTTCCAACAATCAACAGAATTCTAGAAATCTGTGGAGGAATTAAACTAGACGACCCAAACCTAATAGCGGCGGCGGTTCTGGCTGGTCAGAACTAGACTTAGCCGCTTTAGTAAGACAAGTTTTTCTTGTAGGAGCTTGGAAGAATTACCAAGAACTAGAAGAAAACCTTTCTCTACCAGAACTATTGCAAACGATAGAATCGTTGCAAAAGAGAGAGAAAGACAACAGAATATTCTTGGCATCTTTACAAGGAGTCGACATTAGAGATGAGCAAGAAAGCAAAGGTCCAACCTTTGAAGATATCCGCTTACGAGCTATGGGCATAGAGGCCAGCACAGATGACGTAGTGTCACTGCAAGGACAAATGGCACAGGAGCAAGGATTCGGAATTGGATTAGGTCTTGGATACTCTAAGGAGTAATAAGTAATATAAATGGCTGACGAAAAAATAGTAACTAGTATAGTTGCTAATTCTGATTTTTCAAATCTCATTGCCGATGTGCAACGAGTTACAAACAGCCTATCCAAATTACAGCAAGAGTTTGCTGGTGCTAATAGAGCCCTAGCTGGTCAAATTGATGCTACAAACGCAATGTTCTCTGAGACAATGCGTAAGACGGGCCAGTTTTCTACACACTTCGTCAGCCTAACATCAGATGTAGAAAAGTTTGGACGTAATCTGGACAGCGGTAGATTAAAACTTAGAGACTACTTTAGAACATATCAAGAGCATGCTAGAACAAATGGCGGACTTATAAGAGATCTTGCTAAACAACAAGTTCAAATGCAAAACGCTGTACTGCAGCCCCTTGGCAGAAATGCCCAGGGGTTAATGCAGTATAACGTACACATTCCAAGAGGTTTAGATTTAACTAAGAATAAGGCGGCATTACTGAAGCAAGAACTTCAGATTATGAATAAGGTCATTCAAGATGGCGGAGTTCAACTTATTAACTGGGGTAAAAATACTCAATGGGCAGGACGTCAGTTAACAGTAGGTTTAACTTTGCCACTTGCAGCATTTGGAAAAGCAGCAGCAGATGCATTTAAGCAAGCAGATCAAGAACTAACTCGTTTAACTAAGGTTTATGGAGATATAGCAGGAACATCATCACAAGAATTAGGTAAGATTAGAAATGAAGTTGCTGCTACTGCAAAAGAATTATCGTCTGCAATGGGTGTAAGCTTTACAGAAACTATTGGGCTTGCTGCTGATATTGCTGCTACTGGTAAGACTGGAAATGAATTGTTAGCATCAGTTTCAGAAACAACTCGTTTAGCAGTTCTTGGTGAAGTAGATCGTCAAGAAGCAATGAAGGCAACCTTAGCTATACAGTCAGCATTTAAATCAAATACTCAAGAACTAGCAGAAACTATTAACTTCCTAAACGCAGTTGAAAACCAAACATCAACAACGTTGAATGATCTTGTGGAGGCTATTCCAAAAGCTGGCCCAGTAATTAAGGGATTGGGCGGAAGCGTACAAGATCTTGCTCTTTATCTTACCGCTATGCGTGAGGGCGGAGTAAATGCTTCAGAAGGAGCAAACGCTCTAAAGTCTGCTCTTGCATCTTTAATTAACCCAACAGATGTTGCAGTAGATAAATTTAAAGGATTTGGAATTGATCTTTTAGGCATTGTAAAGAATAATGCGGGAGATGTTACTGGAACATTATTAGCACTTCAGTCAGCATTAGACAAGCTGGACCCATTATCAAAACAGCAAGCAATTGAACAATTGTTTGGAAAATTCCAGTTCTCAAGACTAAATGCTTTGTTTGAAAACTTAGGTCGCCAAGGAAGCCAGACATTACAAGTTTTAGATTTGATGAATGCAAGCGCAGGAGAATTGGAAGCAGTAGCTGGCCGAGAGTTGGCGGCAGTAACAGAGTCAGCATCAGGAAGATATCGTAGAGCAATAGAAGGCTTAAAGGCAGAGCTTGCAGGAGTAGGCGATGAATTCCTAGATATTGGAACAAAGCTTGTAAATGTT